ACGAGGCGTAACGATTGCCTCCGATTCTTCGGTCTACTTTGCGGAAGACGCATTGGCAATTCGTGCAACCGAGCGGTTTGACATCAATGTCCATGAGCGAGGAACGGCAACGGACGCAGGACCAATCATCGCGTTGGTGATGGCTTAATCCACTGAGCCACTTGTTTGCTCCGAGTGGGATCAGTCGCTGTCGGGTTTCGGCTCGGCAGCGACCTTTGAACAAAACAAACTTTTTTGGATAGATAGAAATGAAAAATCAACAAGCAGTAACAAGATCGTTGGTCTTTGGGCCGAAAGCGGCGGCCTCTGCTACCGCATCGGTAAACATCGACACAAAAGGTGGCCACTATCTGACTGTTGAACTTGCGTTCGGGCCAGAAATCAACACGAATGCAAAGAGCCCAACGTTGACATTCAGCCATAGCGATGACACGGTTGTAACAAACTTCGCGACGTGGAATGCGGACTTGAACCGGGCTGTCGATTTGACTGCTGACGGAACGGTAAGCGTAACACACATCTACCTCCATGGCGGTGTGAAACGCTATGTCAAGTGCTTGGTCACTCCAGGCACGGCAGCCAGCAATGATGCAGTCATCTACAGCGGTGTTGCGATTATCGACACGGAAATCAAGCCGTCGGACAACGATGACACCGCAGATGAGGTCGTTGTAGTTTAATTTCGCCAACTCGGAGCAAACGAAAAGTGGAACAGTCAACAGTAAAAGTCGCAGCATTTTTGACAGCTGCAAGGTATGAAAACACTCTGGCCCGAAATCATATCGAGATGGCACTGCATACATGCGGGATAAATCTCATTGTTTCGGGCGGAGTGTATTACGGTCAGTGTATGCAATCAATGCTGGAGGATGCCGTTAGCGAAGGTTTGCAGTACGCAATCACCGTCGACGGCGACTCGATGTTTGTTGCTAGCGACGTCAAGCGATTACTTGGTTTGATTGTCGGAAACAAAGAGATTGACGCTGTTTGTGGATTGCAGGCAAAGAGAGGATCGAAACATCCATTGGCGAGCAAGACAGGCGAAAAGACTGTAACGATTACTGGATCGCCAATTCCGATTTCAACAGGTCATTTTGGCCTGACTGTTATTGATATGAAGAAACTCGCGAATGTTCCGAAGCCGTGGTTCGCTCACGTACCAGACGCGAACGGATCGTGGGGCGATGACAAAATTGACGACGATATTTACTTTTGGCGGCAATGGGAGAAGGCTGGCAACACGCTTTACCTCGATCCACAATGCCGGGTTGGACACCTCGAAGAAGTCGTGACTGTGTTCGACGAGACGATGACCGTTCAACAAATGTACCCTGAGGATTGGCGTGATGCTAATAAGGTCAACACACGAGATCGAGTGTCAATTTCTCCGTGAATGGAATCATATTCCGATCGGAGATTTGCGGGTGGTACCTATAGGAGTTGCGGACGTTCTTTTGCGACGTGGAATAGTGGCTTATAAAAATGAAAATAAGACGAACCAGCGGGCCGACAGTCGAACCAGTGAGTCTATTGCAAGCACGCCAACAAGTAAATCTCGCAAACGACGACGCAACACATGATGATCGATTAACACACTTGATTCAGCAGTCGCGAGAGTTGTGGGAATTTGACACGAACTCGGCGACGACGCTTGGAGAATGGGAGCAAGTTTACGAATACTTTCGAGACGATCCTAGAATCAATATTAACTTGCTTGGCTATCCGATCGTGATCAATTCGATCAAGTATTACGACATCGCGAACGAAGAACAAACGGTTGATGCGTCCTCTTATACGTATGATCTTTTTGAAAACAAAGTCATCCTCACTGACTCGAACTATTGGCCGTCGACTTACGCGAGATGGGACGCTGTTACTATTGCATTTTCTGCCGGGCACGCCGACGCATCGGATGTTTCAGCGACTGCAAAACAAGCAATGCTACTGTTGATCGGTCAGAATTTTGAAAATCCAGACATGATGATCGAAACGAAATCGACAGCGTACGATAATCTAGTTCGGCGATATCTAAGGAACGGATATCCATGAGTAGACCAAACAAATTCAGCACAGGACGAATGCGGTACCGCGTTAATGTTCAAAAACATACTGATACAGTCGACGACACAGGCCAGCCGGTGTCTGTGTGGTCGAACATCCATGTGAGTGTGCCAGCTGAATACGAATCGACGAGCGGAGGACAACGTTTCCGAGGGTCGCAAGTATCGGAAGGCATCGACGCCATTTTTACGATGCGACATATCGACGACATCGACGAAACACAGAGAATCATTTTTCGCGGTTCGCAATACGGAATCATCTTTATCAAGCCGGTCGATGGTCGCGATCGTTACGACTACGTCTACACAAAGGCGGTGAAACCGTGATCACCATGAAGCTTGATTTCAACGCTGCTGCGATTAACCGTGCGTTAAACGCGGTGCCTATGGGATCACAAAACGCAGTCTTCAACAAAGCTTTGCCAGCAGCCGGACGAGTTGCAAAAAAAGCTTCGGAGCAAGCTGCACCAAGCGGTCGGCAAACTGGCACGACTGCAAGGCAAACCGAATCGACGAAAGCAAAGTGGCCAATTGAGTTGCGGCGGTTGATGAAAGTCAAAGTGGTTAAGCGCGACATGAATTATTCCTACGCGTTGATCGGGCCAACTCGGCCAGTTGGTAACGTTGCAAACTTCGTCGCATTGCATCCAAGAAGCCGAACAGGAAACGTCCGAAAAGTGAAACTGTGGGGCAAAAATCCCGTGAACATTCCATCGGTAACACACAAGACGAATCGATTTATGGAAGAAGCATTTGCAGCGTCAAAGAGTGCTCAGCAAACAGCGTTCATTAACTCACTGCGGAAAAACGTTGACAAAGAAATAGCGAGGCTTGCGCGTGGCTGACGTTGGAACATCGATAAGGCAATACATCGTTTCGAAGGCTAGCGTAAACTCGCTGATTTCGTCGCGTATGTATCCTGACGAGTTGCCGCAGAATGCGATGATTCCCGCGGTGATCTATCGACGAATTGCAACGAGCCATTTTGAAACGATCGAGGGAAGCAAAGCGGGACTCGCACAAGCAACGATCGAGGTAACCTGTTTTGCGGTGTCGAGACAGTCCGTGAATGAGCTTTGCGAAGCGATCAGACTATGTGGCATCTTGGACATTCAAGGCGTCACAAATGGCGTAAACATTCGGAGCACACGATTGGTCGGTGGTCGTAGAGACTATACAGATCCACCGATAGATGGCACGCATCAACTTCGATACGTGGCCGGACAAGATTATCTATTGACTTACGTGGAGGAAGTCTGATGGCAATGACAGGAAATGGAGCCACTTTTGCTGGCTCGACGACGACTACCGTTTTTGAGATTGTTGAAATCAATGCTGGGAACCAATCGATTGGCGACTTGGATGTATCAACACTCGCACAAACAACGACTTTCAAGAAGTACATATCAGGTGACCTTGCTGAAACGAACGAAGTCGAGGTCACCGTGAACTGGATCTCGACCGCAACGCCACCAGCAATTGGTGGAACGCCCGAGACGTGGACTCTGACATTCCCGAAAGAAGGAACGGCGACGACTGCGAAATCGTTAACAGGAACTGGATATTGCAAATCGGTGGACTACCCGACGTTCCAGAATGACAACATTGCACAAGGATCGGTGGTCGTCAAATTCGACGGAGTTACTGGGCCGACTTACTCGTAAAAGGTGACGAATTGAAAGTTGAACTATTGCCGCATGTCGCGGCTACACATGAAGACGGAACAACAACCGAGTTTGCTCAATGGGCACTCGTTGCAGCGGGTCAACATGTTGGATGGGTGCCGAAAGAGGGAACGCACATCGCGTTTTTTGCTTACATGCCTGAGGTAGATCGTGAATTAGTTCGTCATGAAGTTGAGCGACTCACCAAAACGAAAAGAATCATTTCAGTGCCTGCGTCGGCGCTGAAGCAGGACGAGGAAGAAACGGAGCAAAACGAAGATGAGTCTGAACAAGAGTGACCTGTTGGCCCGGTGCGAGCGTCGGTTTCGCGATGTTGCATTGCCGGACGGTGGGAGTGTGCGAATCCGAAGTCTAACCGAGTTTGAACGATCATCGCTCGAGCTGCGAATGTTCGATAAATCTGGGAAAGTATCTGTTGCCAAATTGCCGGAAGCAAAGCTTCGAACGCTTGCTTGCTGCATCGTTGACGATGCTGGAGAGCCATTGTTTGCTGAACAAGATTGGCGAGAAATTCAAGCACTCGATAGCGGCATTGTTGCCAAGATTTACTCGGCATGTTTGGAGCATATCGGCTTTG